TGGTCATATTTGTGTAAGTCTACAATGCTTCCGCTTGCAGTATCTTCAAATAGTTTTGCCATTGCAAATGGTGAGAAGATTCCTAAGTAGGAATTTCCGTCCCATTTTGGTACGTTATCAGTTTTAAGATTTCTGATAATGTCTCTAATGTGTGCAGATGTAATACTTGCTCCTGCACCTGTACTTACAGTTCCATCTTTATCTAATGTTCCTGCACTTGCTGATGTTGGTGTATAGAATACGTCAGCGTTCTGGAATTCAGTACCAGCAATCTTATCCATAGATTCTGCAACATTCATTGACAATATTTTCTTTAGAGTTTCGTCTACAGAATATTCTGCTAATGTTTGTGCTTTTCTTGTGTAAGATACACCGTTACCATATTCGTTCACTGTCGCTACTACAAATCCAACACTAGGTTTTTGCATTGGTAAAGACTGTAGTTCAGAAATAGTAGAAGTAGCTTGTGATAATTTTTGATACTTCTCAATCTCTACTTGTGAACCTTTGTTCTTACCATATGATTGAATAGGCTTAGATAGCGTTCTAAATTGCATCATGTTACCAGCTTGAAATCTGATGTCTGAATCAATTTTGATTTTGGCAAGTCTAGCCTCTTCATTTAAGTAGCTTATTGCTCCTTGTGGCATGATTTAGTCCTCCTAATTAATTATTTCTTTTTGCCTTTTGACAGTAGTTTGTTTCTTATATCTATTTTCTAGAAACTTAAAATAAGCATCATCATCACCGTAAGGTGCATCATTAGTTTCAGTTAACAAATTACTATCTTTAACAGTGACTGGTGTAGTTACATCCATCTCTCCTTTAGGAGATACTTTAGCTGTTTCTGTATCTGCCACTGCTGCTTCTTCTTGTTGTGGTTTTTTCACCGTTTTTGTAAACAAGTCCTGCGCTTTTGCAAACCTTTCTTCTACAGCCATATCGTCTGGTGTAGCTAATAGTAATGCATTAAACACATCTTGCTCCTCGTCTGTTAATCCTTCTATAGCTTTCTCATGTAGTCGGGATGCTTTGACCATAGTAGATGTAACATTTAATTGTTGTTCTGGAGTTAGTTTATCTACGTCAACTCCTGCTGGCAACATAGCTGCTGCTGCATCTTTTGTGTTAATTTTAACACGTGTCTCGTTATTGTTGTCTTTGGTTTCTTCTGACATTTCTCAAGACCTCCTCTAATTGTTGTTGTGCTTCGTCACCTTGTGGGCTTGCTGGACCCTGACCATTCAGACCACCAGGCATACCTGGCATTGCTGGACCTTGTGGTGGAGTTTCGGGTACTGTACCCTCAGGTTGATTGACGTTCTCTATCATCTCCATATTTAATAAATCTTCAGGAGCTTCATCAAAACTCTCAAAGATTCTTCTTACAAACTTAGTAGGGTCTACTGCGTTTGCAACTTTTGGCATGTTGCCTATAACATTAACAATCTGCATAAGTTTGTTAAAGTTACTCATCTTCATTACTTTTCCGGATACTCCACGTACTCTTATCCTTGCATCTTTAACAAGTTTCATACGTTCATTAAATGACATACCTAGCAACGTTACAACAGCTTTATCTGTTTCATCTTCTGTAAATAACGGTGCATGAAAATCGTCATCCATATACATCAATTCTGTGTGTAGCAATGTTTGTAATGAAGGTTCTATGATACTTCGCTCTATCTCACTGGCAATATCAGTAAAGAAACTAGAAGTCTCTTGTGTTTTAGTTGCTACCTCTGATGCTGTAGGTCTACCTTTACTTGTGGGTGCGCCTTGAAAAAACTCGTTTTGAAACGACCTATTCTGAATCAAACGGTCTATTGTAAATAATAGGTTTACGGCATTGGGGTTTAACGCATTGTTATATACCTGGTTTATAGTATTTGGAGCAGAGACTGGGTACATACGTCCAGGTACTACGCTACCAAATAGATGGGCTTTGCCAGACTCTATGTTTGCAGTTACAACTTCGTATACGCCCAACGTTGAAATTGTAAATGCGTCTAGCAATAAATTCATACTTTCTACGTATGAACTTAACAGGCTTCTTAACTTTGTAATATAACCTCTACCGTAACGCCCTTGTAGTACTTTCATTGGAAACCCCACACAATATGGGAATTGTCCATTTGGTAAATTATTTTTACCATAATATACAACATGCTTGTCATTAGCGACTACATAATGTATATGTTCATCAAGAACTTGTCCACGAGCATCCGATATAAATTTACTATACACATAGTCTAATTTAACATCAGAGACATAATCTACATCCCCCTCTGACTTGTTAACTGACTCCTGTAATATAGTTTTTGTTTTGTTCCAATTGTTCACTCTAGCAAGAGCTTGATACTCTGCAACTGAACAACGCTTTGTTTCTATTATATAATTGTTACCGTCTGGGTCCATCATAACATTAAATGGATTAACGGGTTTTATATTTACTCTACCCACTGTTTCTTTCTGTGCTTCTATCTCTCCGTTAGTTTCATTAAATTGTGGATAGGTTTCTTCTGTGTAAGTGTAATTAATTTTTGTAATGTATGGTGCAGTTAGTAATGCCATCTTTAGTGCATCACCAAATACTAACGGAAATCTATTTTGTATTAGAGATTGCTCTAATAATTTATTTAATCCAGTTTGTATATTTTTATCTGGATGTTCTACAGTAAAGTATTTATTATCTGTAGACATAAGTATACGTACAAAATAGTTAGACATTCTAACTACTAAGTTGTCTACTATAGGGTCTTTTATTTTTGTCTGCCAATCTATCTTGTTTTGAAAACTATACTCATCCATATAGAAACGCATGTTTTCTTTCCATTCAGCAGATGCCATATCAAACTCACTTTCTGCCGCAGCTTTAATATGTGCATGAAACTTTATTATATCTTTTTCGTTCAATTCAATAACCTCTCTTTGTTTACCTCAAAATTCATAGCATAATACTTTGGTTCATTAGGGGTAAACGTATCCTCTCCCTGCATTAGTTTTTTTGATATGTAATATAACCCTAGTTTAAATGCATCACTTACATGTTCAAAATATTTATCTCTTCTAGGCTGACCTGTTTGTTCATCACGGGTATAGCTAGACAGTGCTTGTATAAGAGTTGTGCAATGCTTGGAGTCTAATTTAATTTTAGGCGTTCCGGCACTAAACTCTTTTAACTCTTCATTAGCTAACTCTACACTGGTATCACGTTTAACATACACAACATCTGTTTGTAATCCTTTGCGTTTAAATATCATAGCACTTGTATTAGGCGACACATCATACTTCCTATTTGCATCATGTGGTAACAAATCCATAGTGCTTTGCACTTCTGGCATTACCTCATTTTGATATGCGTTGACCTCATCTATGAAATCAGTTAGCTGTATATTTTTACCCATCTTACAATACAGTACATTTTTGTTGCCGTTTTTATCTATCTGAAAAGCAACACACGCTGGTCTAGTAAATCCTAAATCCCAGCCTCTCCATAATGTACGTAGTGGGTCGTACTGTTCTATCAAATCATCCTCTACATGCTGCTCACAAAAGTCAGGATAAACAATAGAACCTTGTGGTTGTAATTGAAACTTACCACCGTCACTAAATCGCCAATGCATAGCTGACTCAGTAAATCTTTTTTTGTATCTTTCTATCTCTTCTTTTTCTAGAGACAGATTGTCATATACATCTATAAAGTGAAACGATGTATTTTCATCTTCCTCGTTTCTACCATATAGGTCTTGTACTATATAATTACTTGTTGCGTCTTCTACAATAAAACTCATAATCATCTTGCCAGACTTTCTTAACAGCCTAGCTAATATCTCATCATGCATAGTCTGGGACGGACACTCGTCAAACCAACAGAAGTCAATACCGGAGGCTTGGAGGTTTTGCGTTTTCATCTCTGCAGATTTGAACTCTAACACGGTACCGTCCCAAAATCTTACAAAGTCAATACATCTATTCTTACCCCAGGCTACTTTACCGCCACGTTTCTCTATGCTTTCTATTGATGGCAATAACCCAATGTCATTAGGTGTATCTGTAGAGAACAGGTGTACCTGACTAGAGGTACGTTGTATATCAAACGATGGGCTAAATGCCCAGATGATTCTATTCCCATACTTAGGTTTAGGTATCTCAAAATTAGGATGCCAACCTATGACGTTAAAAGCTGTAACAGCCGCGCTGCAATATGACTTACCACTAGAATTGTTACCGTGGACATAAATAGAAAAGTTATTATCGTCCACAATGGGCTTTTGCGCTGGGTACGGATTAAAGAAGAATAGGTTTCCATACCAATATTGCAACTCTTGAATAACTTTTTTATCCACATTATCTAATTCCTCTGGTGTCATGTTGTGTATTTTGTGCCACAACGCTAACATTTTTGGGTCTTTGTACCACCAGTCTCTTACCATAATACTCCAAAGCAAGGATGTTTGGCTGCAATTCTCATTGCCTGTGCCACATCCCGCTTATCTTTTTTTCTTTTTCATGTTCTTGGCAATAGCTTTAGCTACACCCTTTGGCATCTTAGGGTTCTTTGCCATTAACTTCTTAGCTCCATTTTTCTTTGGAGGTCTTCCTTTTGTCTTTCCATATGTTCCTTTGCCCATTGGCATAATACTATCTCCTTAACAATCCCATGCTCTTAACGCCTTATTGATACGTGAGTTAGGGTCTCTTGCTGTTTTTGCTGATGTTAGCTTCTTTTTCATACCAGTCATTCTAGCACAAAAAGATTTTCTTCTTGAACTTCCTTTTTTCTTAGTAGGAGCTTTTAAGTTACCACCAGTTGCGCGGTTATAACTTGCCCTACCCTTAGCATTTAATCCACCTTTAGGATTTTTTCCTGCTTTTCTTTGCCATGCTGGGCTTTTCTTGCTGGATTTCTTTCGTGGCATGCTTTTCCTCTCTTCTCATCCAGGCAGGTAAGTATCTGCCGTTTGAGTTATTAAAATCCTCTACAATATTCTTACTATCTGGTAAAAAGTTACTGGATTTTTTCACCATACTCCTCCCATGCTTCATCTTGTAGTGTAGTTATAGCATTTTCTATTGCAATCTGTTGTGTTTCTGTATTCTGTACAGCTAAGGACGCCCTAAGTTGGTCCTTCAACACAGCTAGTTTTAATTTATAGTAGTTAACTACGTTTCTAGTATCTTCTTTATCTTCACATTCTTTAATCTTGTTGTCTAAGTCAGCTAATGTTCTCTCATATCTGTCAAAAATTGTACTCTTGAATTGTTTATCACTAAATGATTGTACAGTTTGTTCTACTTTTTTCATAAATGTAGAATATACAGAGCTATCTTTTACAGATTCTAAGATATTCTTTACTGTCTTATGGTCTATGTTCAATTCTTTGGCTGTAGCACGGTAAGACCACCCTTTGCTATAGGATAATTCTAGAAACTTCCATATCTTTTTATTGTAATCTTCAGTTTTAGGGAATAATTTACTTAGTGTATTGTTCATTAAGTGCCTCCTAATGTACCAAAATTAATATGTTAAATAAAAACCTTTGTTTTATAAGGATATACTAAGGAATTACAATAAGTCAAGCATTATTTTTGGGTAACTAGTGGGGTTTTCCTAAGTACCTGTAATCATTACATATTATAGTTGGGTACATGTACACTAATTTTTGGGTAAAAATGGGTAGAGCAATAAAAACCTGATGTATATTTATTATATGTAGGGGTATGGGTGGCAGCCTACGGGGGGCAACTAGGCAGCAGAAAAAATTTGACCAAAAAAATAGCAACCAGAATATTATACTGATTGGCGGGAACTTCCTAACTTTGTGGATCATAAGTTTTAATCTTAGAAGTTAATCACATAAGAAATATTATTAAAAAACTAAGTACAAAATTTTAATTGTAGATGTGTGTTGAGAAAATAAAATTAGTAGATGTGTGTTGAGAATGTGGAGTTGGATTTTATTTATTTTTTTTGTTTAACTTATTGAATTATTGAATCCGGGAATTCATTTCCGCGGTGGTCAACTATATGCTGAATACTAGCAAATAATTGCCTTAATGTTTTGACTTCATGGTCATTTAAATCATCTTGATTAATTCCGTTTTCAATCAATGACTTGAACTCCATGACTTGTTTTTGATAGTCAACTTTCTTAGGTTGTTTAGGTGCAACTGGTTTACTAACCTTGTGACCTAATTCATCTCCTAAGGTTCTGGAGCCCGTCATATTTGCGATAGTCTGCGGACTTAATAAAGCTTGTTTAATCCTCTTACGGTCAATATCTTTACCGTCAGCGGTTAACCACTTTCTAAGCTTGAAACACATATTTAAGAAGTTATAAGATTTAATCTTACTCTTAAAATTAGTATTCCAATTATCTTTAGCATCAGGGTTAAGCTTATCAACACTACTAGCTGAGAATTTCCAACTAGCTAACATCTGTTTTCTAATTGTTTTATCCTCTATTACTGAGTATTCATCTTCAGCTACTGCTAGAATCCTAGCCGTTGCAACTCTATGCTTTAAGGCATCTTCTAAGCATTTATTAGCTGAATTATAATTGTTTATAATCCCACCAATATATTCTTTTTTAGTGACACTTAAAACACTAGCTCTACCCTTATGAATTTTTGAATCGTTGGTTTGGGTACTCGTACCCGCTTTTTGTTTAGCCATACTTTTTTCCTTACCAACTCCACAAAATAAATTAAACATACGACCATAGTATCATATTTATAGAACTAATCAATAGATTACAAAAAATAATTTAGGGTACACCGTACCCGAAAATAAGTTATAAAAAAATAACAATACAAAACAGGGAAAGATTACAGGGTACAAAAGGGTACATAAAAACAATAGAGATGTGTAAAAAGGATTTGTTTTCAAGTATTGACTTATTGAACTAATAGTGTATAATAGGATTTATGATTACTAGTATTAACTCATTGTGTGTACAAGCACTTATATATTTATTAACTAGGTGGTTGTCACTAGTAGTTTATACTTGTATCTGTGTCGTGTCAAGTGCCCGTTTTTTGGGTACCTGTACCCGACAAATTTTATTCTGTGAGGTGATGCTATGAGCATTAAATTTAACGACCTAAAGAAAGGCGACAAGCTCAAGACTACTCAACTAGGTAGTCCTGTAACTAGCTTTTTATTAGAGTCACCAAAGCAAGGCAGAGGCACTAAAAGTGTTGTCCTTGTAGATACTAAAGGTTCAGAACTTGGTGGATTTGACGAGTGCGGTTCAGTCTATGCCCAAGATGTAGTTTCTGTATATCGTGACGAGTTATGGCACGATGTAACAGACCAACCTGAATCTGTTAGCGGTTATAGTTACTTTGGATAGTAAGAATATGCTATCAAAACACCGTTTCTTTGATTGGTTGAATGATGCCGAGGGTTTTATTCAATACTATCTTGACAATAAAGACCGCATTGAGTCAAGAGATGGCAAAGATACAACTGCCCTACAAATTCTTGATACTATTGTACATGATTTGACGGGGCTAATTTACGAGGACGATAGTATGCTACCTAAGTGTAATGGCTATGGTAAATATACACATGCTAGGTCAAGAAGGTCAGGTGCCAATTAGGGTACCTGTACCCAAGAGGGTAACTGTGAGAAACGGTTACTCTCTTATAGGAGAATATTATGTCTTTTCATTTGAGACATTATCCACGAAGTACCCGTAATTTTTATTACTGTATACAAGATGGTCTTACTGTCTGGTATAGCTATAAAACTGCGGTTGCTGTTGAGGTTAATGATGAAAGATATGTTTGTGAAAACATGTGGTCTGTGACCACGGGCAAACATCTAACATGGATTGACGGTGGTGATAAAGAAGCTAAAAAAGCTAGGGTACCATACCCTGCTTTCCGTCAGTTATGTGACAAATATGCTATTGAAAAAACTAATGAGTACCAAACTCACTACCTTACACCAGAAGATGTAAAACGAATTGAGTTACTCAAGGCAGGTGGTGTATGAGTTACGGTGCTAAAGTATATGAAGAACTAATGCTACAAGCACCAGATTATCAAGAGTGTCATGTGAGGTGGCACTCTTGTATTTGTTTGTTGTATTTCCATAAATTAGAACCTGTAGCCCACTCTGTTCATCAGTGGTTAAGAGATATAGGTATCAAGGAGGGTTATAATGGGTAGATATTATGACGGTGATATAAGTGGCAAGTTTTGGTTTGGTGTCCAGAGCAGTAATGATGCTGACCATTTTGGTGTAACGGGTACTGTACCCAACCAACTAAATTACTACTTTCATGAGCTAGATATTCCTTACATACTAAAAAAACTAGCTGAGATTAAGTCAGAAATGGGTGAAGATTTTAACGAACTAGCTAATTTCTTTGCCGATAACAATGGCTACAATGATGAGATGATTGTAGAACAAACTAAAATCCCAAGAGATAAAGTAAAAAGTGCACTTCAATTGTATGCAAGATATCAATTAGGTAATGAAATACTAGAGTGTCTGCAAAAACATAAAGAGTGTTCTTTTACTGCGGAGGTGTAATTATGATGAAAATTTATTTGTCAGTAGATTACATTGAATCAGTCATGGTCTTGTGGGCTTTGAAAGATTTGTATAGTTTCAATGCCCAGATGGCAGATGACGAATACCTAAAAAAACTAGAAGGTTTAATAAAACAAGCAGAACATTGTGCTGATAAATTATATGAGCATGGTGGTGCTGATGAAGTTTTACCAGTGTTAGACACTAAGGAGGCAAAGTAATGAGATTCAGAAGTAAATCACCTAAAGATTTAGGACTAAATGCCATAGACAATTTTATGTTTGATAGATTTGTTGCTGTGCAGTACGAAGGTGCATACAACATGATGAGTCAAGAAGCAAGAGTCGCGGCGGAATTATCCCGTGATGAGCACTTTACTATTATCAAAAGATATGGTGAACTAGCAGAGAAATACCCTGCTGTAGTAGAATACCACGAAGAAGTAAACTACAACGAATAACTAATGGTAGGTACCATGTGGTTACGAATGGAATACATAGCTGTATTAAATAGAGGGAATAGATGCACCGTACGAGCAAATCCAACCTCTAGCCACATAAGGTACTGTACCCAAAGGAGATTAATTATGTCAATGTATTATTATGATTTATGTGATGATATGCATGGTGAGATGTTAAATGAAGACATGTTACATGCTATGTCAAATGGTCATGTATCTAAGCATACTTTATTGTTTCACTCTAAAAATGACTTGGATACACTATTAGGGTACTTTATGAAATATGGGTATCGTACCCGATTTGAACGAGAGAGAATGCATGAACCAGCTTGGTGGCACTTGCATTGTATCCATATTGTAGAGAGAATTAATGAACCATTTACTGATGATAAGGAGGAGATATGACAAATGAATATATTATTATCCTCTATGCATTTATTATTATATGGTTTGTTATTGTTGTACTGTTTACTTTGTAGTATGATATGTTATTATGATTTAAATTTATGAATATATTTGTATTAGATAAAGACATAGGTAAATGTGCGGAGTATCACAATGATAAACATGTTGTCAAAATGTGTTTGGAATCCGCACAAATCCTGTGTACTGTGTGTCACAACTTAGGTATGGATGTTCCATGGAAACCAGTACATACTAATCATCCTTGTACTTTGTGGGCTATGGCATCCTTAGGTAATTGGTTGTGGCTACGAGACTATTGCTTTGCTTTGAACAGCGAGTATCTGTGGCGGTTTGACAAAGGTGCAAACCATAGAGCCTGGGATGTTGTAAATAAGTTACAAGTACCCGATATGCGACACAAGAGAAAGACTGAGCATGTAATTTGTATGCCAGATGAATACAAAAGGGATACTGTTATTGATTCATACCGTGCATACTATGTGTGGGGTAAAGCATCTATTGCCAAATGGTCATTACCTGCTAAAATACCGGCTTGGTACAGTAGTAAAAAGTATCCAAAGGAGGACTTATGTCTACTCAACAAAACGACGAATGGATAGAAGCAGTTAGAGAGTGTTTATATGAACTAACTGTAGACATTCACAAGTTTGTAAAGACACTAGATGGACATACTAGTGCTGATATTATTGCAAAGTATGGAGAGTACCCACCACACTATGTGGCAGAGTTACTACTAGATGCATTGCATGAAAAACATGTCCAAAGTAAGATTAGTTAGGGTACATATACCCAAGGAGGCAAACATGGATATGAATAATCCAGTTAACGAAGTGAGACGAACACTTGATAAAATTCGTAATGACTATGCAGACAACTGTATAGTAATACACAAATCAGATGATGGTTGTGTAGAAGTGTGGGACAGCAAGGAAACAGAGTTACTGTACACTTGCATGGGCACACGAAAGATAGCATTGAGGATTGCCAAAGACCTAGAGTTAGAAGCAATTAAAACTGAGAGGAAACTAACTGCTTGGTTCAATGTTGATGGTAGCAAACGAGGCTATCGAACTCATACAAATAATGGAGGTATATAAATGGGTTACTATAACGAGAAACAAATACACAGGGACGAAGATAGACGAGAAGCTGAACGAGTAAAACAAGAGGGCATTACTATCTTAGCAACATTAAACACAGCTGTGGCTATACTACAGCATGGTCTTAACATAGATGATGTGTGCAAAGTGTCACAGCAACTTCTTGATTACAGAGATAAGGAGTTGTATGGTGAGCAAAACGATAAGTAATATAGGACAAGTCAAGCACAAAGATGTAAAGTCAAATGACTATGTACCTAATAGCCCCTGGCAACACAGGGCAATGAATAAAAAAGGAGTGTCCAATGGAAAATTCAGTACTAAATCTCATGGCTTTTCTACTAAAAAAGGAAAGACGCCACACTCTAAAAAAACAACTTAAGGGTGTACAATTAGAAACACCTTTTGATGTGTTAATGGAAGAGTTGTACTTGTGTGAAACAGATTTATCTAAACAAGATTTCTTAGATGTGGTAAAAGATAAATTAAATTCAACACAGTTTAACTTTGTCCGTGGTATGCCAGAGTCTGTTACTAGTGCCGTAGGTTTTAGGTCTATGAAACACCTGCGTAGTTTAACACAGGTAAAAGAAATAGCAGACATACTGAAGAGTAGGTTAAGACCAGAGAAGAAATTAACAAAGATACAACGAGCATCTGATGTACAAAGTTTTAACAGTCAATCACAATCAAAACTTATAAGTAGTTTTAATAGTGATGAGACTGAAGATATATTCAAACTATTTTACTATGGTTTGTGTAGAGAGGAATTAGCTGTGTTGTGTGCATTTAGTGGTAGAGGTAAGACAACGGTGCTCTTGTCTCTACTACGGGATGCTGTAAAAAGTGGATTGAAAACATTGTTTATATCCATACAAGATTTTAGTGAGGGTATGTTAAAACAAAGGTTAGAGGCAGCAGAGGAGTTTCCAGACTTTTATGCTTGTTGTTCTGCCTCGTTTGGTATACCAGAACTTGAGATAGAAGTAGATGCGCTGCGTCCAGACATTGTGTTCTTAGATTATATGAGTGTTATGAGTACACCACAGATAAAAGAAAAGCGTTTTCAATTAGAATATATATCTGAGAACTTAAAACGATTAGCACAAGAAAAGAATATATGTATATTGACAGCGCACCAGCTCAATGCTGATGTAGATTTACCTACAGAGCGCGAGTTGTTAGAGGCAAAAGCTGGACTACTAGCACATACTGATTTAGTGCTAGGTATTGGTGGTGATATGTATGAGACTGTTCGTAATGTTACTACAATTAAATCAAGAAGAGCGGCACCTGTTGATGTTTTCAAAATAGACATTGACTTTGCTAATCTTAAAACATTTTTATACTAGGGTACTGGTACCCGTGGAGGTTAATATGCCAGAATATAGAGTAAGACTAACAAACATACATTATTATGAAACTACAATTACGGCAGACACTGAGGATGAGGCATGGGCAATAGCAGAGACTATTGACTATGATTTCTTAGACAAAGCCGGTGACGCATACGAAACTGACACAGACGGATTTACCGTTGAGGAGGTAGATGAAGTATGATTACTTATGATGCACACAGTTACGGAAGTAACAGAGACAACCAAAAAGGACAGATAGCACAGCATGCATTTGCAAAAGAAATACTTAGAGAATCTGGTTGGGACGTAGCTTTCCCAGACTCACATATCTCACCTGTAGATGCTTTTGCTTATAATGCTGAGGTAACATTAAGGTTTCAAATAAAATATTGTTCCTCTACAAAGTGTCCTACAAGTGGTGGAGCAAAATTTATAGTGCCCTTAAAAAATGGTGCTAAGAGAATTTATGCAAGGGGAGTAACCACAGGCATTATGAACAGAAAATTTTTGTATTTTGAAAATAATATAGATTGTATTTATGCTTATGTACCAGAACTAGACAAGGGTATATTTGTGTATCCAAGTATGGTAACACGAGGACAAACTATGTTTCATGTTCGTGTGTCTGCACCAACAAGATGGACGAATAGATGTCGTATGTGGTACCACTATGTAGATTTCAAACCAGAGGAGATTATTAATGGGTCAAGTTATAGCGTTGACAAAATGTCCCTGGCATCAGGATAATACACCGTCACTAGCAATCTATAAAGATGGTTATTATTGTTTTGGGTGTAAGAAAAGTGGTAAATTAGAACCATGGATGACAGACTTGGTATCAAAAGAAGATAACAGGGATGTGTCAAAAAGGTCTATAGATATAAGTAAGTTTACTTACACTTATGAAGATGAGCACAAAGAATTTTTACAGGCAAGAAACATACCAGCAACCACAGCATTAGAGTATGGAATGTCAGCTAGGGCAAATCAATTTTTAATACCAGCATATGATTTTGATGGGCACCTACACGGCTACCAGATACGTAACATTACAGGCAAACCCAAGTATAAATCTCTACCGGTACATGGGCAATATGCTAAGTATAGTTGGGTTGATTACGTAGACGTTGGGGTGCCTATTACTTCAGGTAAACTAACATGCTGCATCGTAGAATCAGTTGTAGATGCATTGTACATGTCACAGTTAAACATGCCATCTCTAGCATTGTTAGGTACCAATATACCTATGGATATTATACCATTCTTTGAGAAGTTAAAAGTTTATATTGTCTTTGACCCAGATGCTATCGTTATAGCTTCGTATTTGCAGGATGTTATAGGTGCTTATGGTATAGATGTTGAAGTTGTTGACTTACCTGATGCACCATATAAAGTACCTATTAAACAAATAGGAAACAAAATACTTGGAGGTAGTTTATGATTAGTAAATTTGTAGATGAGGTAACTGCACAAATCATGACTGGTTTAGAATATGATAAACGCAGAGACCCAATTAAATATACATTAGAAGAAAATATAGTAAGACGTATTTTGATGCGTAATTTAGATTCACTATTAGAGGAGATACAAGGTGTTCAAAAAGATACAAGCGGGGACAACCAAGAGAGTAGTCTTAATACTAAGTGATAAACCATGTGAGGCAATGACCAGGTTAGGACAACCAAAAGGTACTAAGATGTATGACGACTTAGAGGTATTGTGTCGTGATTATCTACCTAAGATACAAACTTGGTGGTGTTCTTGTATTCCTAAGTATCAAGACAAAGTAAAAATTGCAGACATTCGTAAACATGTGCCATTTGTCAGGCAGGTTATTGATAAAGTAAAACCTGTTTATATTATTGCCATGGGACGTGATGCGTCACGTACTATTGATGAGATAGAAGGTGATTTACCAGAGGTATTTTCTTGTGGTAGCTGGTTTGATGGTGCTTACAAATCTTTTACAGAAACTTTTAATAGAGTACAGCATGAGTTTAGGGGTACATTGTACCCAATACCTGTAACACAAAGTTTAAGTAAGATAGTTATGCAGTCAGAAAGATATAAAGAGTTAGCTATAGATTTTGAATGGAACCCAGACACAGGTGTACCCCATTCAGTGGGTTTAGCTGCAGGTAAATGGTGTGGTGGATTCATTCTTACTGACCAGATAAAACAAGTTATATTAAAAGCTGTACGTGATAAGGACATGACTATCGTAGGGCATAACATTACAGCTGACTGTACTAAAATATTAGACTACTTAGGTAATAATATAGAGTGTAATTTTATGGACACTTTATTATTAAAACGTCAGTTAGATTTTAGTAATAAGAATAATGGATTAAAATATTTAGCTGACAGATTTTTGTTACTAGAAAATTATTGGAGGGATATAACAATTGAAGATTTTGCAAGCCCTAGTCCTAAGTTGCTTCGCTATACTGCTGGGGATGCTTGGGCTACTCTACGTTTGTGGGATACATATTACCAAAACTATCAAAAAGATTGGCAGTTTATGGACGTAGCCCGTAGGTTAGATATGGAGATGGTTCTGCCAGTAGCACACATGATACATGGTGGAATCAAATTAGATAAAAAAGAGTTGGTAAAGCAACGTAAAAAATTGCATAAAGAACAGATAAAACTATTAGAATATTTTGAAACAAATTATGACATAAATCCTTCAAGCCCATTGCAAGTGTTAGAGGTATTGAAGAAAAAACACAAGATTAAATCAACTGGTGTAGATGTGTTAAGTAAATTAAACACACCGTTTACTCAAAAGATATTAGAGTATCGTAAGGTTACAAAACTATTAACCACATACATAGACAAGATACCAGACTTAGCAGATTCAGAAGGTATCATTAGATGTAATTTACATTTAGGCAGCACTGTAACAGGTCGTATGAGTAGTAGTAATCCTAACATGCAAAATATACCACCATATGTACGCCCTATATTTCAATCTGTATTTGAACAAGATGGATGTTTAATGACTGTGGATGCTAGTCAAAGTGAGTTGCGCTGTTTAGCATATCTTAGTGGTAGTCAGTACTTGATAGATGCATACAACCAAGGGACGGACATGCATACCCTTGTGTCAGAGTTAGCAGGGATAGAACGTAAAAATGCTAAGACACTTAACTTTGCTTATGTGTATGGTTCATCTGAGTTTGGTTTAATAAATCAATTAATTATGTCAGGTGTACCTAAAGCACTGTCTGCACAAACTGTAAAATTATTTATGAATACAATGTCACAGATTGGTATAGCAGATTATCAACGTAAACTTATTGACAAGGCTAAAGGGCTCGGGTATATATATTCACCATACGGTAGAGTGGGTAATAGGTTGAAGACTACACAAGTTGTTAACTATCCCATACAGTCATTTAGTGCTGACATAAACAAGCAACGCATTATACAAATGTTTAACTTGTTAAAAAAGTACAAACTAAAAAGTCGTATCTGGTTAGAGTTTCATGATGCGATGGAGTTAGATGTGTATGGACCAGAGTTAGAACAGGTCAGAGAAATATTACAAACAGAAATTAATGAAGATATCCCTGATGTCTTGGGTAAAGGCATAAATTTACAGCTCCCTTTGGATGTTAAAGAACATGGCGTCAACTGGGAATAGGAGGTCATTTATGGCATACGGTGAACCAAGAGCCGGAAGAGTAGGAGGACATAGTAAACCTAGTGCTCCAGCAAACAACAATGAAGGTCAAAAAAGTTTGGTCAACATTGGTGGAGGTTGGAAAAAAGACTGGGGATACTCATGTGTTCTTACAGTAAATGGTAGAAAATACAAAGTTCTAGCGTTTTGGAATAAATATAGAGATGGTAACAATCCACCTGATTTAGCATTTAGTTTACGTGCTGAAGAGGTAGATGGAGAACCAGCTGAGCCCAGAACATAGGAGATTTGTATGAGCTACACAGTAAAACAACTAATGACAGACCCAGAGTTGTTTCTGGAGGCTTTACACGACTCAACAGAGTCTGTATTGGATGACGAGTTTGCGTTAAGATTTGAAGAATGGAAAGCACGCGGTGTAGGTAAAGACAATTTAGTACGTTCTTCAAGTCTGGGTACGTGTATACGTCAGGCATATTATTCTTATTTAGCTGATGTGGAACGAACACCGGTATCGGACCCACTAGCTAGGCGTAGAATGTTTATGGGGTTTGTTAATGAACAGACCATGGGTAGAATCATAGACAAAATGCCCGGTAAAATACATGGGTTAGATAGTGCGGAACAAAATCAGTTTCCTATTCATGTAGAAATGGATGCTGACAAACCCATTGGTTTTGCAGCCACTACAGACTTTGTTAAAGAGTTTGAAGATAAAGATGGTAATAAATATCTGATACCTATGGAGTTAAAATCCACGGATATTTACAAATGGAAAGATTTTACGTTTTGGAAGTACCACTTAAAACAATTATTGTTATGGGTGTATATAGCTAAACAACTGGGGTACAACGTACCCTATGCTATTTTACTATATACAAGACGTAGCACTATGGAGATGAAACATTGTGTTATCTCTGTAGATACTAAATATACAAAAATGGGCAGGATAATAGAAAGCTGGGAACATTGGCAGCCATACATTCACCATCTGGTGGACACCTTGCGAAACTCCTCACAGAGTAAACAAGTACCCGCTTTACCAACTGATGTTCCTAAATACATCTGTGCATCTTGCCCTCACAAACCGGTATGTGATAGGGATGGTAATTATTAATGCCTAATAAAAAGTACCAAGCTGGTTATAGATTTGAAAAACGTACTGTTGAGTATTTGAATAATCAACTTGGTCCCCTAAAACATATCAAGTATCACATTGTAGAATCAAGAGGTAGTAAAGGTATAGCTGATATCATGTGTGGTGTATATAACATGGACACAGGAGAACGTTTCTGGTTTGGTGTGCAGTGTAAAAAAGGTTACATTAGTAGACCACAGATGAAACGTGATGCTTACCGTGCTATGAAAGAAAAGGGCATGATGTTATACCATGCTACCTTAGATACAAGAAAGAATTTTATTATGACACCAGAGTTTTCTGATTGGATTGAGTTACATTTAACAATACCAAGTTATGCGGAGGGCACTAGTGAATAAAGAATATATCTTAGTGTTACAACGTTTAGGTGTTATATCGTTGATGTACAAAGATAAGTTTGGAGCAGGTATGTTAATGCCTACTATGTTCCAAGATAGTAGACTTACCATGATAAGTAAGTTATTAAATCTAGTCAGTCAACACTGGACGTCATTGCATCTGTCTCGTTTTTTACCACAAGAAATATCACCGGTTGAGTTTCACACATGGCTTACAGAGACAAAGATGTCTTACTTAAACAAAGAAAGTTATTTAACAATGACTTACAAAAATTTATTACACGACTCTACTCGTATTATAGAGTTACCAACCGTAGGTAAAATAGAGCACTTGTGTAATATGAAAGTACGTATTTATTATAATCTAATACCAGATATTGTTGTGCATATTTTGCAACATAATCCTATTAAATATCCAGGTACTATATTTCCAACTAAATTTCATTTCTTTTTTATCTCATGTGATTGGGATGATATACACGACAGTGTATTAGAAGCGTACAAAAAATTTCTATATACTGGAGAAGAAAATGTTAGTAGTAGTTAGCAATTTATCTGATGTGTTTAGCATTAAGAATTATTGGTCAGTGTCTATGGACCAGCAGTTATTAACTAGTGAGACTGTTAAGTTTATGGTAAATCCTGGTTATGCTGCTTTACAAGATAAACACTTTCCTAGCCTAATTGCATTGATAGCATTAGAGGAAGCTAAGTTAATTTTTATTGATGGATATCATCAGAATATTTTTTATCGTTGTTCTCAAATGATACACAGTTTAATGTCATATATGTTACCAAGTGAGTTGACTAAAACTTTAGTACGTAACAGAATTACTTACAACCGTGTAACTACAAAGAATGATGAAACAAATACAAAGATTAGGATACTAAAAGAATCCGTAGATGCTGGAGAAGATACAGTGGATTTAAGTGTGGTGCCTTGGGAAGTATATTCTAAGGAAATATTACCAAGTTTGTACGACCCATACACTGATGACGAAACATCTACATTAAATTAACCCTTAGTAACTTATCGGCGTTCGGTTACATTGGGTGAGCCCCACCGGGTTTTCTGGTTATATTACTGGTGGGGTTTTTTTCTACCATTCTTATGGTATCTGTGTACAGCACGTTCTAAGTAGTCTACTTTAAGTGTAAGTTCTTTTAAGGTTACATCTTTCTCAGACATAAGGTCATACAATTTATCTACACTATCTCTTAATTTATCTAAACTTTGATTTAGTTTATACAAAACAAATATAGCTACAGCAATAGGGAAACCTACATTTGTAATCATACTTTCTACCATGCCGTACTCGTCCATTAGTCTCCTATAGGTGGGTTAGTTAATGTTATATCTGCTATGTCCTTAGTTGGTTTTCCTTGTGTTTGTCTTAGTAAATTGTCAATGTTTATCCCGTTATCTTTCTCAATCTGTGTGCGTATTCTGTCGTCATTTGGATTGTGTATTGAGTTTAAACTATTTCGTACAAATCCAAGTGCTCCACCATTTGGTCTATTTAACCGCCAGGTATCTGATTTCAATTTCTCTTTAACTTTAGCGTGTAACTCATCTCTCTTAGGGCTTGTATCTTGTAAATAATCTATGTATCCATTTTCGTACCCATATCTTTTAAGTACTGCGTCATAGTCGTTCATCATAGGTTGTAATGTACTATAGATTCTTTTTAAGTGTGCATCAGCTCTAGCTCTGTCTTCATCCTCTAAGTCATCATAACCAATCTCCATCAGGTGTATGCCTAATACTGTGTTTAATAACTCTTGTTTAGTAGTTGGATGTGTTTTATTATTATTGTATGGTTCCCAACTTTGAAACCAAGTACTATCTGTCTTATTTAGTATCTGCTCTACCCTCTTAATATAACTATTAGCTTTGGATAAGTATTCTTCAGTAGTAGTATTTTCTGCAAAGTTATCTCTCCACTTTACACGTGAGTCAGTAGCATCATATTTACCCTTATAAGTAAATCCATGCATATGTCTAAATAACTGCAATACCATATCTCCGTGTGTCATATACCTGGCTACACCTGCACGTTTTTCGTACTGTCCAGTTTCCTTGTCATAATTACCAGCAGCCCTCATGTGTACAGAAGGTACAGCACCAGTAAAATATTCTCTATCTTGAGTAGCAATTGATGATGAGTAATTCATTTTACCATGGTGTATATCTAGGGCTGTATTGTCAGTAGGATTGTACAACGCGATAGGATTCTTAAAACCAGTTTTAATTAAATAGTTTTGTACAGTGGTCGGGATATATTGTTTATACCTATTAAAATCATCTTCTGTTTCAATCCTAACAGGTGGCAACATTCCAGAAGAATAATCTTGTACCTGCTGCTGTTCTTCTAGAGGCATCTGAGATACTTCTCTTGCCCAAGGACCAGAAAAAAATTTGTTTATAGGATTAGCAACTTCTTTATTAAAAATATTTGCTTCTTCTTGTGTTTCAAGTATCTCAATAATATGTGCGCTCTTTGAGTTTATTGCATCTAATGCACACTCATCATCTGTGATATATCTATTTTTTTCTAGTTCTGCATCCCAACGGTATGGGCTAACAGCAAAGAATCCATCATCTGTTTTTATCACACGTACTTTAGGTATTATCATTTTACTTATCTCCCTAATGGATTATTTAAACCAGACCTAAATTCATCTAGTTTAGCATCCAATACTTCTACTCTTTTATCTAATAGATTTACTTGTTGTTGTAATTTTTCTATTGTATCAGAACCTACTGCTTCTGACACTGCATCTAGTCTGTTGTTAAACACACCCCATGCATAGAATCCACCACCAATGGCAGATACAACCCCAATTATCATTGCATATTTTTGTAATTTATCTAGCATATTGTCTCCTTAAAACTTCTAATTCTCTTTCCTTAATTATTCTATTCTGTGTAGCTTGTTGTAAATTTACCTGATATTTTAATACAGGGTCGTTTACTGACATAGCTAAGAATTTGTTATTGTTATTATAAATTTGTATATCATAATTATCTAATATACGCAAATCCTCATAAATACGCCCACTATAAATCTCACGGTTATCTGTATATTGTTTGTAGTAACTAGATATATCTACTTGTTTTTCTTCTATCATTTGTGCTGCAACAATATTAACTACAGCTAACTGTTTATCTATTGCTTTAACAGTCACACTTACTTCGGTCTGTATATCACCTACATCTATACTAGGTGTTTCTTCGGGTACAGTACCCTGGTCTGAGTTTTCCTCTACTGCCACTTGCTCGTTACTAGATGGTTCACTCTTAGGTTCTTCCTGAACTGTTGCCACAGTGGTACTTTCAGTCTGTTCAGGTTGTTCTTCCATGAGCTCTTCTGTAACTGCAGCAGTTTCTGTAGGTTTCTCTTCTGTAATTTCTTCCTCTTCTTCAACAATTTCTGGTCCTCCAAATACTTGTAATATTTCTACCTCTTCAAATTCTTCTTCTAAGGTAGTAGTTAGTTCTTCAAATACTATTTCTTCTTCTAATGGGATTATACCAAATTCTTCTAATGCTATAGGCATAGGAATAAACTCTTCTATGGGTACTGGTTCTGTAAATGATTGTTCCCATTCTGCAAACTGTTCGATGACTTCTTGTATTTCTTCTATAGTTTCTTCTTCTATGACAGTATCATCGTAAGTCATAGTAAGTTTAGCACCAAGTAAATTAGGTCCACCTAGACTTGTGCCATATGTGCTATACCCAGCGTCTACACCTTCCCATTCCCAATAGAATTGATTGCTACCTGCACCTGTATAGCTTACAGAATCTTCATACTTGAAAGCATTGTTACCGTATCCAGCATCTGTGTTTCTAGTTTGATTTGTTATGGCTAATGTATTACCGTCATCATCTAATATTTTGACTGTAGTTGTATATGTATCTTGTCCTTGTGTAGCTTGACCACATTGCCAAGTAGAACCAACAAACTCACAGTTCTGAACAATAGTTGTAGAGTTAAGTACAATACCGTTGTCTAGTTGTTGTTGTGTAGCATAGTCAGTCAGGTTACCAGTGTAATTAATACTAGCTGTACCTGTAGTTTCTAACTCTCCACCCCAATCTCTTATAGCACCAACCGTGTTAAATCCATTAGTTGATACACTAGGTATTGTGTTGTCTACGCTTTGGTAACTGCTTGAGTTGTTTGTACCATTCGGTAATAGGTTTTCTGTCGTAAGTTCTTCTGCGCTTACTGCCCACGCTATCAATAATAGTATTAACAACAAGTAGCCACATTTAGTCATCATCTCCATATAAATCGTATTCTGTATCTATAGGAACAAATTCTGTTTTGTTATCTATAGCATGTCTCCTTTTTAATTTTTCAATATATTTTTCATAGTCTGGTCTTTCGATATCATATTTCTTCCATTGTTCTTTCGCTTCATCGGCTATCTTACCTTCGAACGGGCAAGGTGTGCCAGCGTGTTCCATAGCACTAAAGACTCTATCATCTTGACATAGTATGGCTATACTAGCTACACGCATGTTAAAATCATATAATAGTTTACTTAACTTCATTCTTTCACAGTTCTCGTCAGTGATAAATGTACCTCCAGCTACTCCAAATCCGGTTACTTGCACACCACCACTTACTCCTACTACACACAGGTCTTGAGAATAACTACTCATACTAGGTGCTATTGCAGAGCCAACAGGTATTTTACTATTTTTAGTACTATTGGTAGTATTGTTAGTAGTGCTGTTGGTTTGTCCTCCGCTATAGGTATTGTTGGTTGTACTGGTGTATCCACCACTGATAGAGGTGTTACTGCCACTAGTGTTTGTTTGATTACTAACGGAGTTGTCTGTTGCATAAACAGTGAATCCTAATAATATGAAACTTAGTAGGGTGACTAATACATATTTCATTTTATCTCCTTATACTATTTACCAGTTCTTTAATTACATCAGGTGTAACTGGGTTCTCCTTCTTTTTTGGTTGTGTTGTAAAGGTAGTTTTCTTAATTGTTTCATTAAGTAAATTACCGTGTTGTAAATATCCATCCATTACGTTACGTGTTTCAGCAGACATATACTCACTCTTAGGAACTGCTGGTAATTCAGTAGCATCAGGACTATGCACTAATCTTTTTGAACCCCAGTATCCTATATCATGTTGTTGCTCTGGTTTACGAAACAAACTTCGATGTACTGTATTAAATGTGTTACTATCTGTTAAAGCATGAACAAGACTTTCAGTTATAATAGCTAATTGTGTTGGGTTATTTACGGGTAAACTTGAACTAAATTCTTTACCATCTTTTAGTGCATCTATACCACTATAAATAGCCATTTGTTTTCCTAATTTTTTACCATTGCCATAACTATTTAATAACGCTTCAGTAGTTACATAACGATTGCTTTTAGTTTTATTATAGAAATCACGTGCGACTGCTCTAACTGCTACTGTATCATTATTAAACACGTCATCATCTGTCCCATAAAAAGCATCAGTGGTTGCTGCTGCACTTAATCCTTTGAACTTATTAGTAAAGGTTAATTTTAGTCCTTTAGCCGGTTGTATTTTTAATTGTTTTGCAATACCTACTACTAAATTTTGAAATACAGATGGGTCAATTTGTCCTTCATATTTTGTAGCATAATCTTTGTAATGATAAAATGCTTTTAAGAACCAGTCTTCTT